TTCTGTCTTTCGGCAGATTCCACGGCTGCTTTTCCAGCCACTCCGAGTAGGGTAGCATTTAACCCTTCTATATATACAAGGATTTTACTACAAATTGAGGGTGTTTTTTCTGCTAACTGAAGATATTGTTAGACTTAGTATTAGACAAAATTATTTGCTTGTCATCATGTATTCCATCTTCTCCATCGCTCTGTCTAAATATTTTCTTGCAGCGTGTTCTGATATGCTGAAGTTGTAAGCGATTTGCTTAAAGTCGTGTATCTCTAAATTATAATACGCATCAAATATTTCGTTTTCACGTTTAGAGAATTTTCGTTCAGATTTTCTACCAGCCAGGAATGCTTCCATTAATTCATTCTGACGTTCTTTCTTATTAATCTGATCTAAATATAAATCCTCGCCCTTTCCGCACATTGGACATGGTTGTTTCATAATTACCTCTGGTATGTGTGAGAGTTGCTTTTCTATTTGGCATAAAATAATTCCTGTTGTTGAAATCGTTTATTTGCTATTTTAATATATTCTGGATTTAATTCAATGCCTATCCACTTTCTTCCTAATCGTTGAGCTACCCACCCTGTTGTTCCGCTGCCAAAAAATGGATCAAGTATAATATCACCTTCAGCACTTCCAGCTTTAATACATAATTCTGGCAGTTTAGGTGGAAATACTGCAAAGTGTGCTTCTTTATATGGCTTAGTATTAATTGACCATACTGATCTTTTATTCCTTAACCCATCTGGATTAATTAATTTTCCATTTGCTTTATAATTTCCACTATGTCCTTTAAAAGATGTTCCGCCACCACCATAATTGGTATCATTATATTTTACTTTATTCCTATACGACTCTGCATTTCTTTCCATACCACTTGATCGATTTTCAACCCAAGTTGCTTTTTCTTTTATAGCATCAATATTATAGTAATATTTAGCTGACTTAGTTAATAAAAATATATATTCATGGGATTTAGTGCATCTGTCTTTAACGCTTTCAGGCATTGGATTAGGCTTATGCCATATAATATCTTGTCTTAAATACCACCCATCAGATTGTAAGGCAAAAGCTACTCTCCACGGAATACCAACAAGGTCTTTTTCTTTAAGGGCTGTAATTTTATTGTTTCTTTTTCCTGAATAATCAACAACTGAACCATTATTTTTTGCTAATGTTTGTTTGCATTGAATTACACCACCTGGCCGATAATTATTATAACTATCACCCAAATTAAGCCACACAGTGCCATCCTTTTTTAATACTCGCTTAATTTCCCTAAATACTTCCACCATATTTTCAACATATATTTCTGGTGTTTCTTCAAGACCAAGCTGACCATCTGATCCATAATCTCTTAATCCCCAGTATGGCGGAGAAGTAACTACACATTGAACTGTATTAGATTCGATCTCTTTTAATTTATCAGTTACATTTCCTTGTAATATCTTATTCATAAAATTTTGGGAATGGCTGTCAATAATAAATTAATCAATCCACACATCTAATTGGTTTATGTGTTCCCCAATTAGTTTTATTGTTAATCATTAAACCATTCCCATGTTTTGGGAGTTAGGTGCCAACCTGGTAAATCCTTATTCACTACTAGCCCCACAGACTAACAAGAGCCTTTCTTAATTTTAGGGTTAGTACCGAGATTATAACTCCCATTATTTCTTAGGACATTTCGTCATAAACTTAATTCTATTTTCACCTGACTTCTGACCGCAATACATCGTTCCCTTCCATATTGTGCATAGTAGGCATTTTCTTTTCACTATCGGGCAATTTGCGTACTGGTGATATTTCTGATTTACAACATCTTGAGTCTTGGAATATTTGTGATTTGTCATACGATTCTGTCTTTCCACATTTTTTGCATTTACCTCTATAAAAACCAGTTATATCAGTTTTAATATCTTTTAGTGTTGTCTTGACTTCGCTAACAAAATCATTTCTACACCAATTCTTGAATGCTGCTTTATAATTCTTATATGTTTTACCATTGGCCAACATCCAATCACACCATTTGATAAATTCATGGTCAACATCAATATTAGGAAATTCTTTTTGTAAAGTAGGCAAATCAAGAAGAATTTTATTTATCTGATCAGCCTTTTTTTCTTTATCTTTAACCTTATCTTTATCTTTGTCTTTATCTTTATACCCTTGTAAGGGTCTTATAAGCCCCTTATTTTTATATAATTTGTATTTTGTTAATATGTTAATAACTGATAAATGAGCACGATTATTTTCATTTAATTGGCCATATTGAAAATCTATAAAGTCTTTAATAAACCAGCGTTTTCCATTATCTATTTCTTGGTATTGCTTTTTGAATACCTGGCGGATTTCTTTCTCATCTATACCATTGCAAAAGAAATGAGCTAATTCAAAATCAACTTCCCAGATTCCAGCATGATTGCATTGATCTAATAAATACATCCAAAATACTTTATTATCATTTTTTAACTTACGAAACCATTGCTTCTTCCACTTATCGGTATCCGTAAATCGTTTAGACATAATCAAAATCCTGATCTAGCTGCTTTAATTGTTTTTTTAAGTCTTGATACAATTCTTCTTTATCCGCTTTAGTGCGTTTACATATTGTATTGGCTTCTTTTATTAATTGTTGAAACTTCTTTTCGCCTAATTGTTTGCGTTTATATTCAACTGCTAACATAGGATGTTCGCCCAATTTACGATGACATCCTTTACAAACTGCATCACAATTTAAGAAAGAATAACGAACCGATTGCTTTCTTCTTCCAAAACCAGTATGAGAACAATCCATATTATACTTCCAGTTATTCACAGGAGATTTGCACTCGTCAGGCATCACCCTACTTATTGCACAAACCCCCTGTGATTTGCGTCTTATCAATTCAGAAAAGACCTTATCCAATTTTGTTCTTCTGATCAAAAGGGTAAGGCTTCTTCTTCTTGTGGAACTTCCGCATCTGTATGAGGTGGTGGCTTTGGCCTTGAATCAGGATCATTAGGCGATGGCGGCTCAACTGTATTAGCATATCTTTCCGTCATTACATAATCTGTAAATTCTTCAATCCTTGTCTTTGTACCTTTATTTAATTCTAACCCCATCCTGAACGCTTCTTTAGCAAATCCAAAACGAACTTGACCTTCCGCAACTATTCTTTTATCATGCTTGGCCAAGGCCATTCGACTTGCAGCATCTGGAATTGTAGCAGCTCCATTGCTATATGTTTGAGTGTTGGGAACATTAACAGTATTCGTTCTAGCTATTGCATAATTCCATTTATCGCTATATCTACAATCAATCGTTATAACATCATCTTTTTTATATCCTGCTACTTTCTTATAAAAGAATTCCGTCATTTTTAATTCGAATTCTTCACCGGCTTCAACTAATACATCTTTATTATCTTCTTTACTAGTAAAAGAATATAATGGTTGACCTAAATTAATAGCTGTTATCAAATATTGAGGTTTATCCATAAATTCCTCAACTTTAGCACTTGTAACATCGTAAGCAAATTGTACAGTATGCACACCTTGATGACGATCTTTATTTGTTAGTTTTACGTTTTTCATTAGCCCTCCTAGACTATCCAAGCAATGATATGAGCAGCTAAATAGCCGACTCCGAACATTAGCAAGGGTTTTCCGTTTTTCTCGATCTTATCGCCTAAATATAAGGTTAAATCGAGCATTAAGTTTATAATACCATTTGTTACTTGTTTAGTTGACATAGAACCTCCGAGGTTATGTTTTTGCCATTCTCCAAAATTTTGTAACATTCAGGATCAGAATATTTATATGATTTTAATTTGTATTCGATCCCTTTAATCAAATCTTTTAATTTATCAGCAACAACTTCAACTAGATAAAATCCTTCTGAATTTTCACACTGAATATACGCAAAATATTTATAGTCTTTCATCTAAGACCTTTTATTATAAGAATTGACCATAATATAAAAGCTGCTGCAATCAAAATCCAACCTAAGTCAATAGGATAAAACATTTAATCTCTTAATAATTTTTTTAGTCTGTTATTGTATGCACCCAGTTTTGCACCATCTTCTTTTATCTTATTCTTTTTTAAAAGTCCTCGATACATTCTAATCAAACCAGCTTTTGAAATTTTATTATTGATATTTTGTACTTTATAAGCCTCTCTTAACATTTTGCCTCCTATAATATATTTTGGGTTTCAATAGTCATTTGTTCTAATAATGGTTTTGTGAATAGATAAGCCTCAACAGGGCAACCTTTTTTATATTCTTGCGTAGTAAGTTCAGCTTTTTCTTTTACTTCGGTTAAATCTATGAAATATGGGCCATTTTGCTTATCGTTTGTAAAATGCACCTTAACAGTCTTAAATCCTTCATTCCAATAGTTAACTAAGCGAGATCGTTTTATCGTGATATAGGGCATATTACGAGCCTTATAGACCATTCTCTGCATCTTAAACGTCTTAATTGGTCGCTTCATCTTTAACTAAGCCTCCAGTTTGCGGATTTACCTGGTTTTCTATTTCTTTTTTCTTAACAGCTTGATCTTCCATTTGCTGCTTATCTTCTAAGTTTCTTATTTCAACTGGTTCTAGCTTTTGCAATAAATCATTAACTTCTCGTACATCTTCTTTTAAACTAATTTTATATTGCCTTAAACATCGTAAGGCTTTTATCATAATAGTTAATTCACTAGAGCTGATTTTCATTTAACCTCCACTATTGTTTGTTCAAGTTCAACAATTTCATCAATAATTCTACTAATTTCTTTTAAAGCTATATTGCCTTGTTCTACAGTTTCGCAACCAGCTTCTGTATATTGCCAGATATGTGTGGCTTTCATTTTTAAATCATGTATTGTAATAGGATGCACTCGATACATCTTATTATCCTTAACAGAGGGCTGATTCTGACTTGTCTCGTCCTCATATGGAGTAGAACCAGCCCCCTTCAGCGACACAGATTTGTTTGGTTTTGTCTGATCACAACGCAACTCGCCTTGTTTACTCATGGCTTTAGAGGGGGTTGTGTCGCTCATAAATTATTTACCCTCTTCTTTATTTGGTATAAATATTTCTATCATTCCACTACCATGGCGAGATTCGTAATTTATCAAGCTAATAGTCATATCTTTATTTTCTCTATAACCTCTAAATGATCGTTCATCGCCATGATCAACATGGGTTATTTCTGTAACATCTAATGTCTTAGGCATTACTTTATTTATAAGATATTTAGAATATAAAAACCGACCTCCATTCAATTCTTGCTTTGTTTTTATATTTACACCAACATCAAGATCATCAGCACTAATCTCTTTTTTTGTTACCCATATTCCTCCGTTATTCATTATACCACCTCCTCTTTTATTGCTTCTGCGATCTCTTCAAAGTTAATATTTTTAATATCTTCACTTTTTAGATCTAAGCATAATTCAGTGCCTACTATTTCAGCTGCCGTTTTTTCAAGAAATTTAATAAAGAATTTATGTATCTCAAAATCATGAGCTGCTCCTAAAACAATATTATATAGCCTTTCTTCATTATTTATCCAAAGCATAAAATTCCAAGTTTCCCAATTTGTCCATCCGTTGTAATCCATTATGCCACCTCTTTTGATAATGAATCTATTATAGTTTGTAATGATTCGTCATAAGGGTTTCCATTACCTAATAACCGATCAAAACCATATCTGCCGTAAGCTTTATAATGTGCTTCGTTTTCTGTTCCTTCAACTAAGCCATCAAGCTCTTCTTTTAACATTTCAAGCTCATACATTATATCTGCTATTTGTTGTGATTTGTTATTCATTATATTGCATCCATTTCTGTACTAGCGAGAGTGGATGCAATTAAGTGGAGAGGAACTCCAGAATAATTACTCTCGCTAGTATCAATTTTGTTTATGTTTCTTAATTGCATCGCTATAATATTAAGGCATAAAAACCAAAAAAGAAACAAAAAAATTAAAAAAGTTTTAAAATTCTTCCTCTATCCTGATAGAAACATTCCAATAATCGTTTGCAACTTGCGACATATTAAGAGAATTTTGGGCAAATCTTGCGAATATATGCTCCGATTCTGCATTACTTCCTGTTGAAGTATTATCACAAGAAAAGATAAAAGGAATATGAGGGCCATTTGTTTTATTCCATACATCAGAAACTACTGTATCATCTGTATGAACTAATGATTCATATCTATTAGGCATTAATTCGCTAGAAGCTAAAAATGAAAAATTAACATCATAAGCTAACCTTCCTCCATATCCTTCTTGACCAGGATAACCTAAAGAAAATGGTGATTTACTTGTTGCAGTATGCGTTCTTCCGCCATGTCGCATATTAGCAAATCGTTTTCCACCATTAGATTCTAATACATCTACACCATCAAATATTATTTGTCTTTGAATTTCTAAATCTGGGGCATGAGGTGCATCAAAATATTCTCCGATCAATATGCAGCCTACGAAAAAATCTGTAGAAGAATCCCAAATTTCATTAGTCGCACTACCAGAATATCCGTCTGCTCCTTCAAATTGAATGCCCCAATATCTTAACGCTGTTTCGTCAAATGTAAATATTGTACTTCCATCGGTACTTGGTTCAATCGTTTTGCTTGTATCGCCACTTCCGTCAGTAAGTGTATCAGCGTTTACAACTTCTGTTACATTCATACTTGACCAATCAACATCGCCTGTTTCTGCGTTTCCGCCATCGACTGCTGTATGATCAGTATTTTCATTTCCAGCAAATATTCTAATCTTGCCTTTAGCTGATTTTAAATTGTGATTTAATATAGCGATAAAATTCTTTTTGCTTGAAGCACTTTGTGTATCAATCGTAACTAATACATGATCTGTCGTATTAGCTGAAGTGTCAAAATCGACTTTATTCAAAGGGTTCATATCAAATAGTTCAGCTTCTGATCCTGTTTGTATTCCTTGAAATACTCCACCACTTCCTGTTACGTCAAATGCTCCGTTTTGTGCTACACCCCTACTTAATAAATAATTGATTGTATCTACATAAAATCTTGGTGTCTTTACATTCATATTTGCCATTAGCTCACCTTTATAGCTTTAATTGAACTTGTTGATGGAGTCTTTGATATACTTTGTACTATATAATAATCTGTTCCCATTGCTGCTCCATATATCTTTATATTAGAATCCCAGTTTGAAAATTTTACAATATCACCTATTTCTAAATCGTTATATTTGGGATTCATACATTGAAAGTCTAGTACAACTTTCTGATCTTTAAATAATTCTTTATACGCATCTGCTAATTGTGTTGCAGTAGTTGTATCTATAATTCCAAACGCATCAAGTTTTAATTTTAATGTTTGATTGTTTCCACTAACTCCAGTTCCATAGCTTGTAGAATCGCTTGTATTAACTGATTTGGTAAATGATTCTGCTTGATAATCAAACGCATAATTTACTGTAATATCATTCTTTACTTGGCTTAATGGTGTTTTAGATATTGATTTTAAATTTATATCGTTAAAATCTACAGTTTTATCTGCACTACTATAATCGCCAGTTCTTCTTAATGTTTTGATTTTAAATAATCCATCACCGCTTAAAAACACATACGAGCAACATTGTTTTGCTATTCCATCAATTAATTCTTTTGAGTTGATAAATTTATAATTACTAAATGCAAACTTTATATGATTAACATTATCTTCATTAAATGTATCAACTATATGTCCGTTTGTCGAATTACCAGAAGTATCAAAAGTTGCATAATCTATTTGCGAAGAAGTAAGACCACATTCATTTCTTAAAATATCTTCAATTATATAGACTCCATTCTCAATTAGAGAAAGTTCATCATACCCATTATCTCTTGAATCATCAACCCAAGCACCATATTCTCTACCTTTACCAGCATAATATATATAGTCTAAATTTTGAGCATTTAATGCCGTATCAACTTCTGTATTGACTATCTTATATCCGCCTGGATCATTTATTGAACCAGTATAAATAGTTTCTCTTTGATATACTGGCCTTGTAAAATCTTGATCTGCTGCAAATTCTACTTGTAAACCAACTTGCCCTATTACCGCTGCTGAAGAACCTGAACTGTCAGTAATTTTAAGTTTTAAATCCGTTGAAGTTAAATCTAATGATTCTCTTTGTGTTGCATCAAAAGCGGTACTATGAAATGCAACAGTTTGAGTTAAATCTGCTGAAGTATTAAATGTTAAAGGAACATTTGTGCCAGGATCATCTATTTCAAAATCATCTACGCTTCCAGTTGTTGCAGAAGTTGTAAACATAATAATATCAACCTTGCTAGAAGCAGTTAGCATTCCAACTTTAGGTATTTTAGGAAATCGTAATTCTATTGATTGCGATCCGTTAGTACATCCAAATTCTTCAACTGTTGAAAAATTGCGATCTATTAATTCATCTGTATTAGATACAGGCCCAGCAACAGAAACGCTTTCAAAATCAAAATATCCAAAAAAAGATGTACCTTTGAATTTTATTATATTTTCTCCATCTGAGCCAGGAGTGTCATCTGAACCAGCAGACGCATTACCTACAATTACATTAGAAGTCGCACATTGCAAATATTGTTTTTTAATTCCTAGATATACATTGTTTGCATAAAGTTGATTTAATTTAACTCTATCATTTCTTGTTGTTCCACCTATATCAACATAACCCTGATCTGTATCTGGTAAGGCATTTACATAACCGCTTGAATCTTCTTTATTAACTACAATAGCTGGAAAATGACTTTTAACAAAATGATTTTCAAAATCACCCTTATCTGTTTCTTGTCCAAAATCACCAAAGGACATCGGAACTGGCGAACCATAATTGTTACTTGGTGCATTCGGGTATGTTGAAGCATCTACTGAATGATAAGGAACTAACTTGTGATAACGTGAAGAATTATCTAACAAAGTAAAAGATATGTTTTCTGTAGTATATTTTATTTCGCCATTAATAATACCATTACCGATCATTCTTGCAGCAGTATCGTATGTTCCAGCTTGTGAAGTATTTTGGAATAATTCCCATTTGCGATTAGCAAAATTATACGATGATAACAGATCGCTAAATCTTCCGCCTTTTATTGATCGTTCAGCATTAATTAAATTAATTGTCATGCTAGAAGCGGAAGTTGTAAATCTATAAAAATTTAATGATTGCTGTAAATTGCCCCATGACGATACAAGACCATAATATATATCCGAGCCATCAACCCGATGCGTATCAGATACACCTATAAATTCAGATTCATCATTATAATATAATTTTAACACCCAAAAGGATGTTGTGTTTCTATTCGCTAGAGCGTTAGATAAAGAACTATCAAAACTAAGCATTTAAACTAGCACCAGTACCAGTTGCTTTATTTAATGCTGGGATTAATTCATTGCGAACATAATCATCTTGTACTACACCGCCTGATATATTAACTGTTACTCCTTGTTGTGGGCCATTTACGTTAGGAGAAGATAATGGTGTTACTTGTACTCGTTCCCTTCCGCCAGGATTATCTCCAACCATCATCATTTGAGGCCCACTTGTTACAAAATCTCCACCTTGAGCAAAACTAGATAAACCCTTATCAATTAATTTCGATGCAGTAGCACCAGCACCAGCAGCTAAAATTAGATTCGCTGGAAAAGGAACAGTTTTTAAAATACTTGCAATTAATCCAGATACAGCTTCCATAGATTCTGCTCTTACCACTGCTTTCATTGCATCTTGAGCTGATCCTTGAACAAGTGCGGCTTGTTTTAATTCATCTTGAATAAGTTTTAGTTTTTCTTCTTTTGCTTTTACAGATTCTTCATCAAAACCAGCTTCCATTTCGCCTAATACTTTTTTAACATCTACAAGTTCAGCATTTGCACCTATTTCATCTTGAACTCTTTTAATATCAGGTTCTGGTGGTGGTGTTCCTAAATCTTCTTTTTTTAATTCTAATAATGTTTTTTTCTTTTCGTTTAATTTATCTAAAGTTTCTTGATTTTCATTTAAAAGTTTTGTGTCTAGTGCAACCTGATCAAAAATTGTTAATTCATTAAATTCAGCTCTTCTTGCTGTTAATTCTGCATAAGCTGGAGATGTTTGTTGTGCAATAAGACTAGCTTGTTCTTTTATCTTTTTATTAACTTCGTCAAGTTGAGAACTAACAGGATTTAATTCTTCTTTATTTTTATTAATGTTCCCAGTCCACTCAGCCCAAAATCCAGCAACAAATTTTAATTCTTTTGCAATACTAACAACTGCTGGGCTTAACAATGTACCGATTTCTTCTGCTGCATCCCCCATTACATTTTTTGCTTGTTCTATTGCACCAGTCATTGTTTGGGCTTGTTCTGTTGCTTGACCGCCAAACAGATCAGCCATTACTTTAACTGCTTCTCCAGCTTTCATTTCTTCTGCCGTCAATCCTCTTAATTGTGGGATTAATTCACCAAGTTCGCCTGATAAACCAGAAAATGTTTTTGCAGTATTTCTTACAGCAGATTCTAAAGATATTCCTGTTGCAGCAGATAAATCTAAAGCAACTGGGATGATTTCTTTTATTTGTTCTTCTGTAAATTTTAATGAAGCAAGGAATGCTTGTTGCTCTATAATTGCTTCATCACCAGCGGTTGTAACTTGTTGTAACGCAGATGCTTGTTTTAATAAAGCGGAAGTATTCCCACCTAAAGCAATAGACAATTTCTTTTCTGCTTCTTCTTGTATTCCAGCAAGTCGTATCGCTTCTTTCATACCAGATAATAAAGCTCTTGCACCAAAAAACCCAGCAGCGGCTAATGCAGCAGACTTTGCTAATCCTTTTAATCTATTATCAACACCACCAAGTTCTTTACTAGCTTTTTTTGCACCTTGCGTTGATACTTTTATTCTTAAATTTTTATCAGCCATTTTCTCTTTCGTATTTAGCTATATTATTTAATTCATTTTCTATAATAGTAAAGCAATCTAAACGATGTGCAGAAACGTCATCCAAATTCCCTAGTGATACATTAAAGCGATTAACATAATTATATTCTTGTATCATTTCCCACATCCACTCATCAATAAGATGGTTAACGTCAGCGAATAAAGGAACAAGAAGATACAGATATTGACCAGTAGGGTATTTCTTGTTTTGTTCCTCAAGAAGATCGACCTCATTTAATACATCCTCAATACTTTCATATTGCTTACGCTTACCATCAACAGGGGATCGAGCAGAATATGGCCTAAATTGGCCGTTTGGGAGGGCTTTATATACATCAGGCGACTTTGGCGATGATTTCGCCCAACACCAAGTCGCAAGGCTCAATCCCCTATTGCTTTTTTTGATAGACCAAGATAATCTATAAAAATTGTCTGGAGAACAATATCAATATCACTCATACGCATATCATCAAAATCATTTTCACCAAGTCCAGCAATTTCACTCACTTTATCCAATAGTTCATAATATGCACCAACATCTTGTTTGCCTTCCCACCACACTTTTGCATTTAAAGCGTGGAGTTCTCGCCTTTGTTTGTATGTGCAATCATTTACGTTCCATTCTTTGTCTAACGCTTCTACTATCATTAAGCCTCCCTTTATTTATTACCAAGCAGTTACTGCTTCATTTTTAAATGATGATATTTTAAACGCTTCTGTTGAACTGTTTTGTACGCATTCAAAAGGCAATGTATGAAATATACCATTCTCAGAAATATCTTGACCAGGATCGCCTGTGTATTGTATTTCTGCTGCTATATTCATTTCGCCTTCAGAACTTACAGTTCCATCACCAATATTAATTGCAAGTGATAATGTATCTCCATCAAGAAAATCTTGAATAACATTATTACCAGAACCATAATCAAATTCGTCATCATATTTTATTGTTAAATCACCAGTTACAACATATTCAGGAAACGCATACGCTTCTGCATTTCCATTTGTATCAAATCCGACTCGATTTACACCATTTGAAATATTAAAATTAAATGATTTCATTATAAATGTTTGTGTTGCGTTACCTTCTACATCTAAAGTTCGTGTATCTGCATCTAGTAAATTATAATAAGTGGTTTCTGCATCCACCCAACTTCCATTAAATGTTTGCTCTAAAACACTAGACGTTGATAATGGATTAGAAAAACCTGACCAATAATTCCCTGATATACTTAAAAGGCCATTATTTGCTGTTATATCGCCAGATAATGTCAAATCTGAACATATTACACCACAAACTTTAATACCTTCACCAGCAGCTGGATAATAAGCTAGATTACAACTATGTGGTATTCCTGAAGATATAGAACCACCTATAGAACTTGCATTGCTTGAACCATCAATTTCCATTTCATGTACAGTTGATCCGCTAGTTCCACTTTCTTGCCCAACTAATAACATGTGTTGAGCTAAAGTTCGAGGTGTTGCTAACATATCAAAAGGCATCGTAACTGTTCCGCCTCTTGCATTTATTATAGTATCAGCAGCATTCTTAACTGTTCCTCTACCAGATAACAATCTAGATTCACGTTGAATATTAAATGTTGGTTTTTGTGCTTGAACAACTGGTTGCGTTAAATACGCAGTTCCATCATCGCCAGAACTATCTAAACCAACTCCAAAACTTGTTTCTGCCTTTAAGCCGTATTTAACCGAGCTTATGGGTAGAACTCTTGTATCAGCCATTATTTAGACTCCTTTTTTTTATTGTTACTTTTTTTAACCATACCCATATTAAGCAGCTCTTCAGCAGCTTCATCAGATATATCTACAACTTTGCCTTCTTTTAATTCATCCAAAGACTTTCTGTCGCAAAGAATAGAGTTAGCATTAACCCTATGTAATTTATTTTTTCTTGCTTTAATTTTCATTATGCAACCTCCGTTACTGTACAATTAAATGTCATCAATGCCCTTAATAAACTTGGATCATCTTCATCTATTTCATATTCGATTGATGTTATATTAGCCCCATGCCATTTATAAGAATTTGAAGGCGAATATGACGTATTATTTAATATTAATCTTTTGACTTGTTCCGCCTTACTTGATACTTGTTTCATATTTTGCCGCCCATATTTTCCACCTATCTTTAATTGGTATCCAATCAATACTCCATATTCTCTAGTTTGACCAAAGGTCAATACTTCAGCCAGGTCATCACTTTGTGGTAATAATAGAAAAGATTGTGGAAGCGTATATTCATCATATCTTACAGGAATACTAAATTCATTGCTTAATAAAGTATTCAACGAATCAATCACTCGATCATAATGGACATTTTCAAAAGTAATAGCCATTAAGCAATCCTCGAATTATAGGCATATTTTATTGACGTTGATGATTGATCTAAATATTCAGGAGCTGATACTTCTAATTCCCATTCATCATTTGTAGAATAAACACCAGGAGAAAAGCGAACATACATTCCATGTCCAACTTGTTGAAATGATCCATCCATTACTTCTGAATCAATATGCTTAGATATTTTTAATCCAGTATCGTTTTTTAAATATGTTGTATATTTAACACTTGAAGCTGATCCAGCAGCAAACGTACCAGTATCGCCTGATTCTATAATTATTTTAATTGCATCCCAATCGCAAGTAGGAATACCTCGTATTGCGTTAATTCCTCCTGTACTTGAACCGCCATAAGTAACTTCTCTTAATATACCTTTTACCGCATCATTTGAATCTTCTTGATATAAATCCATTTCGCCACGATTAATTTTATCAGCCCATCCTGTTCCTTCAATGTTAGAAACCTTTGCATATAATTCATCTGCCAATTCTTTATTATAAGGATTGACAAGAAAGTAACAAGCTAAATGAGCAGCAATCATTACAATCACTTCTGGATAATCATTTGCTACGCTTGATTGCACTCCTACACCCTTGCGAGGATAGATAGGTTTTGATATTAAATTTCGTGTGAAGTCGCTTCCACGTTTTCTGCACTCTGTAATCATGTCGTTGTAATCTCTGCCACCCTCGAAAACTATACTATTTAAAGCAGATGTGCTTGATGAAGATAAAAAGAACTCAATTTTATCATCGCCCTCAACGTATCTCCATTGATTATTTGACGAAGGTTCTGAACCTTGCTCTGATCCTAAATCTTGTCCATCTTTAAATAAGATACTTACATATCCTGAATTGTTGAGGTTGTATAAATTTGACGTTCCTGATTCTACCCAATTCGTTGGAAGTACTCTTTTCATATCGTATTCATCTATAGAAGGTAAAACGAACTGCATATCACCTTGTGAACAATATGTTGCTTCTATTGTACTCATTTTAAATCCTTATGCTTGGCCCATAAAATCATTCTGATCTACAGGGCTAATTTTAATCCTTTTAACTCGCCATAATAATTCAGCGATTAAACCCATTTGCCTTGAAGATAAATTAACTAAATCAGTTAGACTTACTTCGTTGGCTATTTCTTGTATTCTGTCTATCGTTTGAAAAATATCTAACTCTTCAAATTCATCAAATTGTGCTTTTTGATAAAGCGTTTTCAATTTGTCCAGCATTCTATATTGTCTTTTGTAAATTCCATTGTTACCCATCCTGTTCTAACGATAGGAAAAAAAGAGTATCTCGCATAATCAGCATATTTAAGAAACGATCCGCCCCTAATATACCATCTTCTAAATAATCTTTCTTCATCGCCATTAATTCGCAATGAATCAACTGGCTTTGCATATAATTGATGATTGTGGCCCAAAAAGCATACATGAGCTTCAGAATAAACTTGTGATAACTTAGTAAGTTCCAAATCACCATTAGCTGCTCCCGACTTTCCGTGTCCACTTGCCATATTCCAAATAGTACCCTTCACGTTGAATTGTGCATATCCTGGCATCCGATAATATGGAACATTCATTTCTCTTGCGATTAACTTGCATACATCAACCCCCAATAAGTTGATACTGCGTATGGTGTCATGATTACCGCCTCGTATGAATAAGCATTTATCTTTGATAGGTTTGACAAGCTCAAGAAACTCAAGGATTTGATCATCTGGCTCTGAATATTGACCTCTCTGGCTGATTTTATAGTTAGGCGGTATAAGTTCAACCAGATCGCCATTACCGAACCACAATGCGTTTTTATCGCTTTTAATTTGTTGAACAGCATCGTTGAACTTTTCTCTATGAAACTCGGATGCTCCAACGTGAATATCGGTAAGTCCATGTACTCGAAGATCGTCTTTCCATTTAACTTTGAGAACCATTCCTGGCTCAATATCTCTTTTTTCGTGATATTTATCATTATACCATTTTTCACAATCGTTACAGCTAAAACGCTGCGATCCGTTTCGTACACCCCTTCTTTTTGTGTTTACGCTTTTGCAATGTGGACAATTCATATCCCTCCCTCATTTTATTAACTCAAGCCAATGTTCATGTGTTGCTTTACCCTGTTCTGTATTGTAATATTTTTTATAATACAGCCATTGTTCATCTAAGGTTTTAGGTAAAGGTTTTGGAACTCTTCTATAGTGCAAACGCACCATACAAATCATAATAGATAGATTGGTTTCTAATAACCAAGCCCAATCCTTTTCTTGCGGATCAGTAAAATAAGACAATTTAACACAACACGCTTCAGCGACTTTTTTCATTAATGATTTTCGATACGACAAATAGTTGGTAACACAATCAACTGCAACCCAAGGTTCACACTGGCCCATACCTCTGGCTATTCCATCGTTTAATTGACGAATGTATTTTAAATTGCTTTCTACCTTCATAGTCTTTAAGACTAAATCAGCAGCATCTTTAGAATACAAATCAATCTTTTCTAAAACTCTATCAATTAAATCTTTTAACTGTTTTTCGTTCATTTATCTATATTTTTTTGCTTTAGCTTTTTTGTAAGCTGCATGGGTTTTTCCTGGCATCCATTTTCCGCTAGGCATTCTATGTACACCTTTTAATCCAACTCTTTTTGCAGCAGCCATAGCTTTTGATTTTAATTTATATTCTGCCATTATTTATTATCCGATCTTAACCCTCTAATAAATTCATTAATTCCATGACCAAAAATGTTATCTAGAAAATCAATGAAAAAAGGTTCGATTGTTTTGTTCCAGATTTTCTTAGTCCATTTATATTTTGCTAATCCTAAAGTACAAGCAACACCAAAGCCATACATAAATAATCCAAACTTTGCTTTAATCTTATCATTAGGTATCTTTTTAAAAATCCAAGCTAGAGCAATCGCAGCAACTCCACCAGCTGCATATTGAGTTGCTTGAACACCAGCTTTTGCTAATAACCATTCCATATTTAACTCCTTGTAAATAAGTAACCAAACAAAGAAGAAAATACTGTAGCTATCGTAGCACCTATTGCTTTAATACCTGACATATTTCCTTCCAATTTTCTTACTCTTCCATTTTGTTCTTTAACTAATACTTTAACTTCATCAATAGATTCTTTCACATATATCATATCTTGATTATGCTTTGCGTTTAATATCGTTAATTCTTCTAATCGTGATTGAACTATAGAACGATGATCGTCAACTTGTTTCTTGTTCATACCCATTGATTAATTTCTTTTTTATTATTAATTCTTTTAATTGTGAATTTCTAATTATCATTTTTCCCCTGTTGCCATCTTTTAGATCGCCATGAAAGATTGTTTTAAATATTGTCATACGCACAACCC